CCTTGCCCTTGCTCATCCCCTTGCCTTTTCCTTTGGCTTTCCCCTTTCCTTTCTTACCTTGCTGGGTCTCTGCTGCATTGTCCGGCCTGCCATCCTTATCTGCAGATCCGGTAGATTTTGCACTCGCATATTTGCGAGCCAGTAGGACTGTCTCTTCCGAGTCAGCAAGCACATTAGTGCTCCGGAACATTGCTGCCACTTTCTTATGATTTGCAGTAGCATACATAACCAATGGCCCTAGCAGGCAGCCGATGTCAAGCTCCTGCCACAGTAACATTGGGTCAGCAACGTGTTGTTCCGTAATCTCTAGCGTCATGGCGATAGAGTCAAACTCGAGCAGTGCTGCGATGATGCTCTCTTTAGGCACACGAACTAGATCTGGGAGTTCACTGCGCCAAGCAGTGCAGCAGACGCGGGTAACGCGCTCCTTGTTGACTTTTGATAACACTTCATGAGCATGTTCACGCATGACGCCACAATGCTCGAAGGTAGTCGAAGCGGCTTCCTCGATTCGCCTTTTCTCCGGGTCCCGGTCCCCGTAAACGGTTCCATGGGAATATGCATTTCTCTTGCCAATGAGTTTCTCAAGCTGGTTGTAGCAATAGTCCCCATGGGCCAAGAAGAGTCCCCGGACTCCCAACGATTCTTGGTTTATGATGGCTAACGCAAAGAACTTAGTTAGCCCAAGGCTCCAATATTTAGCATCGCGCTCAACATCTATTGCTTCCTTAGTGTGTTCGTCGTAGACCAACGTGTGTTGGGAGCTAATAGTGCAGTGCGCCAGCTTACGGATAGCCTTAAGTACTTTCGGAACGATGACTGCCACTTCATAGGCTTCTGACTTCCCGTGTGGTAATCCCACCCAGGCTGAGAGCATTTCGAAAATGCTGTTGTGGCCTATCATGTCGGTGTCGTCAGCTGTAAATGCTGCTTCGAATATGAAGTTCGTGGCTTTGCTCATCACAGAGGAGTACTTCATGATGAACTCCTTAGTACCAAGGTTCTTCCACTCCTCGGTTTTGGGTGGGATGACAACATGCGTCTGGTCATCCCCCTCATTGATCCCCATGTGGTAACTTTCGATTTGTTCATCATTGAGTTTGTCGCATGCTATCGACGTGTCAGTTACCATGTGTGGCGCCAATGGAGCATATTCCACGATTTCAGCAACATGAGGTAACTCATGCAGGTTCCAGGCAGGGTGTGCCGATGCAACAGCATTCCTTTCGGCTTCCCGCCATTTGGCATAGGCCTGCTCGCCTTGAATTACCAGAACTGTGGTGCCATTCTCCACGGAGGATTCAATCCGGTTCAGAAAGGAAGTAGGCCCAATCCCTGATAGTAAGATAGCTAACAGTGGAGTAAGCTTTATCACCCAAAATTTTAAGTCGAGTGATCCTTTCGGGAATGATTCGCTCGTGTAGTTCTCGTTTGGAGAATATACATACGGCCTAGTCGCGACGTGATCCTCAAAGATGTCGCCCATTTTAGCTAGGTATTTGATGCATTTCTTCCAAACGGCCTCTCGGAAGCACGAATCGTTTTTGCTCTTGTCAGTCCCAAACACGAGTGCTCCCTTAGGCACTGCGCGCAGGAACTCTGCGAAGCGAATTCGTTTCGTCTCTTCTGTCAATCCCTTCAAGTTTGTATGATTGTAGCGGATTGCATGCAAGGCTTCGAGGGCCTTGATCAAGGGAGACGTCCGAGCTTGATGTAGTCCTTCGTTTCCCGCAACTCCTGGCGATATAACAGCGCGCGAACGTGAGCTGTCCTCACCCTTCTTGCATTGGGCGGTAGCTCGTAGTTGTTGCATGTGTTCTTTCGTAGCCTTCGTATTAGCCAACAGTTCGCACATTGCATTATCGCAGGAGAAGAATGATTCATCCTGAATCTGTTCAGCTACCCACCGCTCATACCCTTCGGTTGTGTAAGAGTTGGGCTTACCGTCGTCCAAGAAGTCAAAATCAAAACGCTGTTTCGTGTCAGTGAGCAACTTTTCGAAATCACGACAATGATCATCAATGAGATCTTCCCACACACGTTCGTGTTCAGGAGAGAGTTTTGATTTCTCGCTGCGATCTATGTTAATCGCGTATTCGAATGGCGTGTCCTTGGCGACGACAGTCGTGCTGTCTCCAAGGTGACGGTAAACTGCGAAAACGAAGTTGAGAGGGTCCTTATGGTCGTTAGGAGATGGTTTTCCCATCAGGTCCACACCGATTTGAACCGCGCCCACTACTCTTTTCTTTTCCACAAGTTCGTAATCCCCAAGCTGGGGGGTCTCGTACATTACCAGAGTTTCACTTAGGCTCCCTGTGACTTCTGGCGCAGGCACCGAGTGGACGATGCCTTCAACAGGGTGCCCGGCCTCCTTCTTAGCGTCCTGTAGTTCCTCCGCCGCTTGTTCAAGGTTACTGTTGGCGAAGAAATCCTTGAAGATGGGCTGCTCCCCTGAGTAGGCGAAGATGTCACAGTGGTTCTTCCCTGTTTGCCCCAGGTCGAGTATTAGCGCCATGCACACAAGGTGAGTGATAGTCTCAAGGTAATTGAAAGTTGCCTGATCAACTTTACCGCTCACGATGCGTCTCAACTTGCGCTGGGCCTTCTGCAGATTGAGATTCTTGGCAAGCTTCTCATCAACTACCAATGAATCGGCGGTTTCCATGCAGGTGGTCAACAGTGCTGTTGGGAACATGACATCGAGTACGTAGAGATCTCTTGCCCCACACGGGTTGGCAACTCGCATTAACGCGTCAAGGTAGCCTTGTGCTTTTCCAAAGTCAACCCATTTACAAAAGTTGCATGGTGTCTTAGCCCTGTCATCAACATACTTGACAGCGCCCCTCATTCTGTCAATGTTGTCACGTGCCTGGAGTGCGTTACCGAGGATTCCGAACGATGATGCTGGAAACGTGGTCGTCTCACCTCGTAGGCTGATGTCGTCATCAGAATCCTCGCTGGTGCATTCTTCTTCAACCCAGCGATCAAAGGCTTCCTGTCCAAAGGCCTCTGATCCACGTGAATCACAAAGATCTGTGTCAAGATTAGGGTCATGGCAGCGCGTCCGGTAGAGTACCCCTTGGTTCCGTGGTGGATCCCTTGGGCTCAGTGCTCCAGAAGCACTTAGATTCCCTTCACTCTCATGATAAGTGGGCCGTTTTGGCTTTGACTTTGATTTCTTACTCCGTTTGTACGAGCTTGGTGGACCAGTTGCTGAAACTTCCGCCGTGTTTTCTGCCAAGCCAGGTGAGCTTGTGTGCTTGTCAACCATTAGTGCAACGTGCTCAAATCCTCCGATTTTAGCTTTAGCAGGCACTGGGAACGTCAAACGCAAATGAACAGCCCCTTCCTCTTCAAAGGTTGGGTGTTTCCTGTTCAACGCATCCGATGTTTGACAAGCACGGTTCAGAAAACCGACGGCGTCCCGTTGTACATTCATAATCCGTTTGTCCGTACTGGTTTGTGTCACTTGCAGTTGTTGCGGAGTGAGCTCAGGGACAGAACCGAGTGTTCCGTTGTCCCTGAACATGTAGCCCCGTGCTTCTACAACCTTTTTAGTCATTGGCAACGCCATTCCATCGATCAAGTTGTTTGCTGTAGCATCCGCTGCTGAAACAACTCGAGCCAAGCTGGTCTCGCCTACGGACGAGATCATCCCAGTGAATGCGTTAGTCACCGCTG